AGTTGCTACATTGACATATGCGCCCAAATCAATTGAGCCTTGTATTCGTGATCCACTTGCACTACCTGCTGGTAGTGTGATCGTTTCGGTTAAGTAAAAGGAGCCTGTTTTTGCGGTCGCCATGCAATAAGCGAACATGTTCGTGCCTTTAATCATTTGCAGTCCTATCTTCGCGGCGAAGCCGCCGATCTTCAGCGCCACTACCAACAACTAACTCTTTGTTAGTCATCCCACTGCTCCCACCCGTTGCTAACTAGCCATAGGATATAGGACTTGCCCGATTTTATCATGACCAATGTATATATGTGATTACTTATTGGGTAAATCATGGACGGAAACAAACCGAACAGATATGGCTCGACGTGTAAATGTAATCAATGCCTACAGCATTGCCCCCCTGAATGGTGTTTAATTCGGAAGGTGAAAGAAGAATGAGGAATAAAATGATCACATTATGCCCGACATCATACGAACTGTCAAAGAAGATGCCTAATTTTAGTGCATGGGTTCGTCAGATGGTCCTAGAGAATGGACAAAAGACTGGAAAGACCAAGGAGAATCGAACTATGTTTCATCGAGTTTGTGGATCAGATGTCGAAGCTCGATGGGAACATTTCACCGATGACACTTACGCTTGGTTTGGATATTGTGAGACATGCGACATCGATGTAACTTGGAGGCCTCGCCAATGACTGAGTTTGCTATCTGTAGTTATTGTGGTTGCGAAGAATTGTGGCCCGATGAAATGAGCAAGAGTGATCCTACTATGTGCGAAGAGTGTGAGCGTGAAGAATGCACTCACTCGAATATACTTCGAGAGTATCAAGGGAGCAACGATTATAGAGTTCGATTCTTAGAAATATGTTACAAGTGCAAACAAACTAGAGAAGTTAGATTATACTTTCACAATCGATTTCCTCAACGAACTGATTGGGAATACACTGGTGAATACTAATCTTGAATTCTATCTAGCGGATCTACTTCGATTAGGAACTCAGCGAACTCTGGAGCAACACCAAAAGGTCCTCTAATCCAGTAAGGAATGTTGTTCGAGATTTCATCAGGGATTAGGAAGTCCGCTATATCAGCAAATAACTCAAATTCTTCTAGTTTCTCAAGAGCTTCTTCTTTAGTTGGTCTTGGGTCATCATTGACCCAATAGTTAGTACCACCTGTACTTCCACCATCATGATCAATTAAATCCACTGAAGGAACATCGATGGATGATATTGGTTGGCTTGCTTTTTCGTCATACGACGGAAACAAAGTCGGCAAGCTTATTGATTTCATTGTCGCACCTGATTAGCTAATTCATATGATCGCTTGAGGCGTTGCATGTAAACCAATTCAGATTCTTCGTCAATGCGTCCAGCAAGTAGTTGTCGTGCTGCTGGAACGATGATGTAAGATAAACCAGCGTCTAATGGACCAGTTGCTGAGATTTGAACGATTCGATAACAATATAATTTATCCGCGGCTGTTGGTTCACCTGATTCAAAGCGTTGTGATCGTTGAAGCTGTTGAAAGTTTGGAATCTTGATCGTGCTGTTTTCAGCAAATACTCGAAACAATCCATATAGAATTGTTTCAAATGTTTCATCAGATCCAAACATACCGGGTCCCTGCATATTTCCAAGAAGATCTGTAAGCATAATGTCATCAACATTTATTGGTGTTGATGTGATTAAATCAAGAACATAGAGTGATGAGGTTGTTGATGCAGCACCGGGAAGCATGCGGTAAACTCCCGGATCTTGAACACCAACCGCGGAAGGGAAAAATGTCAATGAATCCATTGCATAGCCAGATAAGTCGATTTGAGTTTCATGAAAGAAGCCAGTGTTTGAACTGAGTGGGGACCATCCAGTTCTAGGAGTACCCGGCGAAGGAACCCAATCGGTTCCACCCATGTAAGTAAGGGTGAGCGATGGATGCATTGCTGCAAGTCTTCTACTCATACTCACTTTTTACCACCTTTCTTTTTTGGTGTTGTTAGATCAGGGAGTTCTGTTACCATATTACCACTTACTTTTTGTTTGCTCGCTTGAAGGCTTTGGACATTCTTGCGAGGTCGAGTCGTCCTTTCTTAGGTCCGGATTTGAATTTGATGTGGTTACTTGGAGACTTAAGGTATCGTTGCCAACTGCTAAGCTTACGCTTCGTTTTTGTAGCCACCTTCTTGCCTTTCGATACTGTGTCCCTAACAGCCCTAACACTACGCTCAGCACTACCAAGTAGTTCTCTGAGTTCATCGAGAGTTCCCTCAATTCGCACCATCTGAATCAACCTCAGTTATCCGAGGCTGTTGATTGAATTGCGATCGCCATCCAGTCCTTAGTCCCAAGTTTGACAACACGGCACTTGATTCGAGCAGTAAGGAATAGATCTCCACCGCCAACAGCTGCGTTATCGACTCCACCAACAAGATACAATGTATCATTAACAACCATAAATGCTTCAGACATAGCAGCAGGGCCAAAGTTGTCTGGGTAAATGTCAGCTACAAGAGTTCCAATGTTGTTAACCTGATCAACTTGCAAATTTCCACTTGCAATCAGTGATTGATTGTCAGCACGAACAAAACCAGTTCCGGGGTTAAGATCGGTAAGTTGAGCACCAACGCAACCGTTGCCGGCTAGCATTGCGGTCAATGTACCCCCAAAGTCAGCACCGACTTGATGAACAAAGTCAACTGATTCAACAGCAACGGCTTGGCCAGTTGCTACATTGACATATGCGCCCAAATCAATTGAGCCTTGTATTCGTGATCCACTTGCACTACCTGCTGGTAGTG